GCCTTCTGTCGCTCGTGGGCGGCCCCGCAGATTCGACGCGCCTGTTCGTCGCTCGTGCCGTCGCCGGAAATCTCACGCACGCACGCCTCAAAGGTCTCGAACTCCGCGCCGTTCGGGAGGACGATGGGTTTCTCAACCGTGTCGTGGGCTTTGTCACGCTGCTCAGTGAGATACTGGTACAGGCGGCGGGCGTCGTCTTCAGAGTGGCCGCGCTGTTCGGTCATTACCTCGACGAACTCCGCCTCACCGTCAACCTCCTCGAGGATAGACTTGCCCAGGTCGCGGCCCTTGTAGGTCGCCCGCGGGACGGCTGGGAGATCGACGTCGCTGATCTCGTTGACCGTCCCGTCGATCAGTTCCGTGGCCGGGCCCTCTGCGACATCCTCCGGAATCGCCTCCGGGACGGTGACGTCGTCGGGCACCGACTCAAGCTCCTCGCGATCGGCGATATCGCCGCCGATCGAGAAGCCCGTTAGGACACCGTCCTCAACGAGGACCCAGAGGTCGTCGTCCTCGTACCGGCGTGTGGCGACCCACGTGCCGGCGGGAAACTCCTCGTCGCCGATCGTCTCCGGCTCGTCGATGATCTCCGAGCGTTCAAGCGTGGCGGCGTCATCGGGGAACGCCGCATGCATCACTCCGGTCTCGACATCATCGCTGTAGAAGCGTTCGATCGCCGGCGGGCGGAAGTAGTCGCCCTCATGATCGAGCTCAGCGGGGACGAGCACCGCCGCTGTCGCTGTCCGCTCCTCGTCGTTGACGGCCTTGATTGTGGCCGTCTTGGTGAACTGTGTGCTCATCGGTTAGAACATCCACCGCGGTCTGGAGCTCGGCCCGCGGAGCGTCATCGCGTCGACCGCGACGGGTTAGATCCCGGCCGGTATCTCGTCGGCGTCCGGTTGTTCGCCTTCGGGCAGCCTGGAATGGTTATCAGTTATCTCCTCGTAGGCGTAATCAAGCCTAATTTGATCGTGATGATACGACCCGTGACTACTCGCGCTCGTCAGACCGTCCCATTCAGACTCCGGCACATCCAGATACACGTACAGCGAGTCGGCCCCGTCCTCGCGGTTAAATCGGATGTATAGCTCGGACTCTGGGGGGTCGTACAAGCCCTGCCCCAGATTGCTGCTGTCGAAGGCCATCGTCTCGACGCCGTCTTTATCCGCCAGGGTCAGCGGGACCGCGGCCCGCTCTCCGACGCGGTTTTCCGCCGGCGGGAGATACTCGGGGCGATCACCGTCGCCAGCCGCCGCCTGCTGCAACGGGTCGGCGCCGAGGTTTGCCAACAGTGTCTCGCCGTCGACAGGATGCTCGTCGGGCAGCGAATCCAGCCCGACTTCGGCACGGGCTTCGTCGACGGTCATTGAGCCGCGGGAGGCCATCACCCGCGACCGGGCGATATCGGCCTCGTCTTTAGGCTGCTTGGCGCCGCGCAGCGTGAACTCGATCGTCCAGTCTGGGGCGTCGAGACCCGCTTGGTGGAGCACCTGATACAACCGAGCGGCGAACTTCTGCTGTTCGGGGGCAACCACCGAGAGGGCGAACTCTTGGACCTGCTCTTTTGAGTTCGAGCGGTTCGACGTCTCCGTCCGGTTGAGCAGGACCGGCGGGACCTCATGGACCTTCGCGATCTCGTGTTCGTTGCGATCCCGGAAGTTCTCGAAGTCCATATCTTGCGTCCGCGACGCCGACAGGGGCTCCAACTCGATGTTAATATCGTCGTTGATGCCGTCGCTGAACTTCGCCACTTCTAAGAGGATTGTCCGGTGTGAGGAGCCCTGCAAGTTCTTGAACAGGTCGCGGAGTTCTTGTTTGGAGTCTTCCTTAAGTTCGCCGCCGGTGACCTTGATCGCGTACCGCGGGATCGTGTCGTACTCGAAGAACTGGTGGTTGTAGTCCTTCGCAGCCTCGTCGGCAGCGATCGTCCGCGTGGCCGCAACCCAGTCAGGGACGCCGTAGTACAGCGCCAGCGGCGTCGGGTTTTGAATCCAGATGAGTTCGTTCGCGGGGTCGTTGGGGAGCCCACGAGCGTCGTCGGCGACCTCGCCAGTTTCCGTGTCAACGAACGTCGGAGCCTCCTCGTAGCGGTCGCCGGCC